CTTGCAGCTGCTCAATACCCTCATAAAAATATAACTGTTCAAGCGCTGCGCCAAGCGGCCAGCGGATATCGTTTTCCTCGCTCATGTTTTCCATGGCCATATTAAATACTTGATCTAGATCAATAACTAATTTCATAATTAGGCCGCCTTCAAATAGAAAATTTTACTTGCTGCTTTTTTTGCCGATCCATGAGCTAAAAAACCGATTATCACCGCCCGATCATTTATAGCGCATAGCTTGCAGCTGCTACAGCTCACATTGTCTTTAATTTGAGCAGGGCAAACGATAACAGTATTTCCGCCTGGCGTTGCGCTTTTATTTGAATAATTTTCGGGCAATAAAGTCACTACAGGGCCGATATTTAGCTTTTTAAGCTTATCGGCCTCGGCCAAATTATCGGCGCTCAAATTGATAGTAAACCCGCTCTCATTGGCCGCTTTAACTAGTTCCCTATTTTGTTTAGCTATCGGGTCATTACCAATAACGAGCTTATGAGTGTAAGTAAACCCTCGAGCCGCCGCCTGGTTAGCTTTCACCAATGAAGTTAATTTTACTTTATCGATTTTCTCGCCGATCCCTGGCAAGTCACCCGCCTGGTTATGGCGCCATAATTGGCCTTGATCGAAGGCCTTTACTTGTTTAATAAAATCACCCCAAGCGCCGCCTCGCTCATGATTACTTACTTTATTCCAATGAAGGGCAAGCGGCCCGCTTTTAGCATAGCAGCTCTTAATATGCGGGCAGCTCGGCGGGCAGCTGCTTTTTTCTGTAGTACTAACAGGGATCGGCCCTGTCTTTACATTGGCGCTTTTAACGGTTAAATGTACTTGCATATTAAAACCCCCCTGTTTTCATGCAATACACAAATGCCAGGCCGCCGCCAATAATGGCCATAAATAGGCCGCCGAGAATGTAATCGATTAGTTTAGTCTTCATTTTTTGCCTTTAGTTTAGATTAGTATCAAGGCGGGTTTTTGGCCCGCCCTGGATGATGCTATTAATTTAATACAGTATATTTGCCGCCTTTAAAATTACCCTGAAAGTCCCAAGCGCTGCCTGGTTTAAAATACCCTGGTACGCTGCCTTCAATACAAATAGCAGGCGCATAAGCACAATCACATGGCCCCGCTAAAGTAATACGCCCTTTATCACTAGTCCAATAATCAGGGCGATGCGCCTGGCTTTCCTTGGCCGCTTGAATAATTCTAAACACGCCGCCATGAGCTGCGACTAGATCACCCGCTTTAAATTCATGTATATATTTTTTCATTTTTTTACTTTCCTTCAATTTAGTTAATTAATTACTACCCCTCTATTTCAACATAGGTAAAATTAGATTGCAACAAGTATTGTTACATTTATGCAAATAAAGCAAAAATAATTGGTCAAATTGTCAAAAAATTGTCTCGAATTGTCATTGGGATGACAATCAATTGAGCTAATTGGCGTAAAGGGTTTAAGCTGGTATCTGTCAAATTGTCATTATTTTATCTATTATCTTTTAAGAGTTAAAAAATACAATGTATACATATCCTATGTGAGCGACTAAAATTGGAATGACAATTGACAATTTGACCTATAATTCTTCCCGCCCTATGATCGCGCGAAAATGTAAAATGCCAGGCGCCCGCCTGCTAATAAGTCAAATTGTCAAAAGACAATATGACCTATAAAGTTATAAAACTGTAAGGCGCCCGCCCTCATGCTATCAATTTAAAATCAATGACAATTTGACAATATGACAATGGCCGCTTGCCCTTCGCTGCGAACTGCTAGCTAACGGGCGCCCGCCTTGATCCGATCCGATCACGCCCGCCGCCTGGCAGCTGGCAGCAAAAACCTGTTTGCTTTTAGCATGGGGGGGTAGGTCCACAGCCAAGGGCCTTGTGCTGACGGAGGGTCTACAAGAAAAATTTTTTTATTTTCAAAATATATGCTACCATTCCAAAATGTTTGATAATTTTCAATCCTTCCCTTATGAGGTTCGCAAGCTCGAAGCAACTGAGGCGAGGTTAGAGAGGATATACCGTGCATCAAAGCTAGGACTAAAAGGTGACTCCTTAGCGCTCGCAGCTGGAATGTTACCTACTGAATACCGACAACTCACGCAACTTGACCCAATTGCTGAAATGGCAGAACTGAAGGGTCGTGCGGACGGTGAGCAAGAGATGGCAGGCGTACTGCGTGATGCGGCACTTGCTGGCGACGCTAAGTCGGCGCTAGAAGTTCTTAAGCATCAACACGGCTGGGTAGCTAAACAGCAGTTGTCCATTGATGTTGAGCAACGTATATCAATTACGCAGGCACTTGAGCAAGCGCAGTCAAGAGTGATTGAAGGTGTATTTAAAGAGGTGGAGCAACCAACGCTTCACGTGAAACCTCAAGTTAAACAGACGGCTTAAATGCAAACAACCATCTATTCAGCGCAAGACGAACAAGAGTTAATGTCACGTTTGTGGAGTCCAGCGATTAAGGACAACCCGTTGGCGTTTGTGATGTATTGTTACCCTTGGGGTGAAAAGGGTACGCCACTTGAGAATTTTACAGGGCCACGCAAATGGCAACGAGAGATCCTTTTGGATATTGCCGAGCATATTAAGCAGAACAATGGCAAGGTGGACTTTGATGTAATGCGAGAAGCGGTGGCTTCTGGTCGTGGTATTGGCAAGTCGGCCTTAGTCAGTTGGTTAGAGCATTGGATGTTGTCCACAAGGATAGGTGCAACGATTATTGTGTCGGCTAACTCGGAGAGCCAGCTCCGTTCAGTCACATGGGCGGAGATTACTAAGTGGTTAAGTATGTCCATCAACAATCATTGGTTTGAGGTATCAGCAACACGCGTGATGCCTGCTAAGTGGTTGACAGAATTAGTTGAACGGGATCTTAAAAAAGGTACTCGTTATTGGGGAGTTGAAGGGCGACTGTGGTCGGCTGAGAATCCTGACGCTTATGCGGGGGTTCACAACTACGATGGGGTAATGGTCATCTTTGATGAAGCGTCAGGTATTGATGACGCCATTTGGTCGGTGACAAGCGGGTTTTTTACAGAGAATACGCCACATAGATTTTGGCTAGCGTTTAGTAACCCACGGCGCAACTCAGGGTACTTCTACGAGGCGTTCCATTCCAAGCGTGAGTTTTGGAAGAATCGCAACATTGACGCTAGGCAGGTTGAAGGTACGGACAAGAATGTGTACGAGCAGATTATTGACGAGTATGGATCTGACTCGGTACAGGCGCACGTTGAAGTGTACGGTATGTTCCCCAACGCGTCAGATGATCAGTTCATATCGGTCAATTTGGTGGATGAAGCGATGGAACGTGAGAAGTACAAAGATGAGACTGCACCGATTATTATTGGGGTTGACCCTGCACGGTTTGGCTCAGACTCAACGGTGATTGCTGTGCGACAAGGGCGAGATGTGATTGCCATCAAACGGCATAAAGGTGACGACACAATGGAAACAGTTGGACGTGTGATTGAAGCAATCGAGGAGTATAAGCCTGCACTTGTGAACATCGACGAAGGTGGTTTGGGTGCTGGCGTGGTGGATCGGCTAAAAGAGCAACGGTACAAGATCAAAGGCGTTAACTTTGGAAACAAGGCNAAGAACGGCATGATGTACGGCAACAAGCGCGCAGAGATGTGGGGTGATATGAGAGAATGGTTGAAATCAGCAAGCATCCCAACCGACAGATACTTGAAAAGTGATCTGATCTCGCCTATGATGAAACCTGACAGTAAGGGTAGTATTTTCTTGGAATCAAAGAAAGACATGAGGGCTAGAGGGCTAGCCTCACCTGACGCAGCAGACGCAATTGCATTAACTTTTGCATTTCCTGTTGCACATCGAGAATATACAGGTATAATTCAGAAACGTAGTTATCAAAGTCAAGGTGCAGTATCTAACTCTTGGATGGGAAGTTAATATGCCATTAAAAAAATCCGCAAGTAAAGAGGCTTTTCGTTCTAACGTGAAAGCAGAGGTCAAGGCAGGCAAGCCTGTCAAGCAGGCGGTAGCAATTGCTTATAGCGAAAAACGTGCAGCTTTTAAAACACCTAGCAAAACGAAAAAATAATGGCGTACGACCAAACATCCATGAACATTGTTGGCAAAGTAGCCGACACAGGCAGTAACCCAACAACGGCAGAAGATCCAAAAGATACTCTATCAGCGATGCGCGCTCGGTTTGAGATGGCATTGTCAGCATATAGCGAATCAAGGGAAGATGAACTAGATGATTTAAGATTTATGGCTGGTTCACCTGACAACCAATGGCAATGGCCAGCCGATGTGTTAGCAACTAGAGGTTC